CGATGGCGAAGTAATCCAAGATATTGATTGCCTGCAATTTGATATTACTAATTTAGAAATAACGAAAAAAGGGCAGATTACCAATACAAACGACAATTTGTATGCTGCCTTAAATCAATTGAAACTCAAATACGATGAGTTTACCCAGCAAATCATGCTCTACGACAAAAACGATTTTAGGGCGATTCGTGAAACGGACTTTTTTAGTCTATCAATGCAATTAGAACGACATGGCTTTGCAACTCCATCCAAGTCGAATTTAATGGATTGTGTNTATAAAGTGGCTCACGATCAGCGATTTGATTCAGCGATTGAATGGGGTAATTCCCTCAAATGGGATGGCATTAAACGTATTGATCANTTATTTAGTACNTATTTTGGTGTCGAATCCTCAGCCAGAGAGATGGCTTATTCTCAATATTTTGCGACTGCAATGGCCGGCAGATTACTTGAGCCTGGCATTAAAGTGGACATGGCCATTGTTTTAATTGGTAAAGAAGGTATGAGGAAGTCATCAGCAGTTAATGCTTTAGCTCCGATACCAGATACCTATGCAGAACTGAATTTTCACGATATTGATAACAAAGACAGCAAAATGCTACTGAATGGCAAACTTATTGGCGAATTGGCAGAACTGCAAGGATTAAGGTCCAAAGAGGCAAATATGATCAAGGCATGGGTAGTAAGGCAAGTTGAGGAATATCGGCCCCCATTCGCTAAATTAAATGTTCGCATCCCCAGACGATGTGCATTTATTGGCACAACCAATGATGATGAATTTCTCAGCGTTGGTGAAAATAATCGTAGGTGGCTGCCACTTGATGTAGTCAATCAAGCGGATATTGAGGCACTCATTGCCGATAGAACACAGATTTGGGCAGAGGCAATTCATACTTTTAAAGAGTCTGGAGTGCTGTTTAGGGATGCAGAAACGTATCAAAAAGAAGTAAACGACACCTACTCAGTCATTGATGAATCGCTCCAAGATAAGATTGAAGAGTATATTAAATTGAATTATCAGCAGTCATATAAAGTGTCTGAAATCTGCATGGGCATCCAAAGTAATCCATTTAATGCACCGACAAAAGGGGAACAAATGACAGTAGCAAGAATGCTTAAACATCTTGGATTTGAGAAAAAACGCATTGGAACGACGAGAACTGTGGTGTGGCAAAAGCCTAAAAAGTGACACACCTATCAAAGGTGTGTCTTTTTTTAAACAAAATTAAGACACACCTCAATAAAAAATGACATACCTCAATGACACACCTTTTTAAAAAAAATTATTTTATGAATCAATACCTTGACATACCTGACATACCTTTTTTAATATTTATTATTATTTATATAAATATAGGTATTTATAGGTATATATACATATTTGGCACTATATAAGGAAATGGTAGGTGTGGTNTACCTAGTGTGTCACANCTAAAAATCACTTAAAACGGAGANGAAAATGGATGATCGAGTTTATTGCAAAAATTGTGTGTCAATGCCGAATGANTTGGCCAATGGTGAATACAAAACTTGGAAAGGGCAATGCAAAGCTGGTGATCCNTGGTGGACTCCAGATTTAAAAAATCGATGCACCAAGTATCAAGAAAAAAAAGTTGTTGTTGAAGAAATATTTTGGGATTAAATTTTGTTTCCCACAAAATAAAAGTTTTGTTATAAAATGAGTCATCTCATGGTGAGATTTCTTTGCAAAGGAAAATTAAAAATGAATTATGGTAAACCAGCATCAGGCGAGAAAATGCCTAAAGGCGTAGTATCTAGCGACAAAACAGGCATGAAAAAAGGATCAGAGTCTGGTCCAAATAGTTTAAAAGGCACTAAAGGCGAATCAGGTGAAATGATTCCTAAAGGTGCAACTGCAAGTGATATGTCTGGCGAGCGTAAAGCTAAACTTGTTGGCGGTGTTGCAATGGGCAAGGCTGATGGCATTGGTATGAGAGATGCAAGTCACATGGGTAAAAACGATGGTATGTTAGGCGAAATGAAGGGCGGCAGCTCTGAAAAAGTCGTTTATGACCATAAACGCATGGTTCATCCACAAGATTAATAAAACAAAACCCCTAATACTTTGTCGAGTGTTAGGGGTTTCTAACATCAAATAGGATAATTATTTAATGTCTGAAAATCATTTTAAAAGTAACTGCGGAAACTGTAAACATTTCAGCGAACCCAATAATATTTTAGGTTCATGTCGCAGATACCCTACTTATCAAAACAGGCATTCTACAGATATCTGTGGTGAATATGCCCAAAGTTCAACATTTGGAGCATTGGACAACATTGTTCAAGAAATAACCAAAGAATCCATTCAAGCTGAAGTGGCTGCAATGAAACCCAAAGCAGGAAGGCCTAAAAGAAATGTTGCTTAAACCTTTACACGATAAAATTGTAGTCAAACCCATTGAACGAGTTAAATCGTCTTTGATTCATGTGATTATGGATGAGAAAGACAACATGGGAACTGTAATCGCAGTCGGACCAGGCAAGAAATTACCTAATGGCAGACGTGAAGAAATGCCGGTTTTAGTCGGCTCATTTGTCAGATTTGGCACAATGGGCAAAGACGAATATTTAAAATACACAGAATACTTTGAAAATAATGAGCGTTATCTGGTCATGTCATGGTCGGATATTTGCTTTGAACAGGAGGCAGCGTGATGATTAAATCATCTGAAATGTCGTTTAAATATAAGCGTTTATTATTTATAAGTAAAATATTGGATAAATTACTAGAACATTTTGAAATTGAAATTTATGAAGAAGAAAGTCGTTTAAGAAATAAAATTTATAAAAATTCAAGATTACATAAAAAGGCTTCAAGTATTGTTACTAAAGGAGAAATAAATGCCATTAATTAAATCTAAATCAGAAAAAGCTGTGCCTAAAAACATCAAAAAAGAGATAGAAGCAGGTAAACCACAGAAACAAGCAGTAGCAATAGCACTTAATGTACAACGTGAAGCAAAGAAAGGTAAAAAGAAATGAAAATAGAATTTCACATCGATCAAATTAACGAAATGATGAAGTATTTAGATGAAGTACCTCATAAGTATGCGAGAGGACTCATTGAATACATTCAAGCTCATGTAAATAAACAAATAACACCGAAGCCTCCACAACCTCAAAATGTTGAGGAAAAACAAGATTCTACAATAGATGGAATTACAATTAATTTTGTTCCGGCTGAAGAACCAGTAGCGTAAATATATAATTTTATTAATCAATTACTTAACTTTTGATACAAATGGCAGAACGTGGCGCACCTGAAGGCAATAAAAATTCTGTGAAAGGAAAACTCTTTCATGGAGAATTGCGTAAAATTTTAGTGCAAGATGATCAGCGTAAATTGCGTAAAATTGCAGAAAATTTAGTTAAGGCTGCCGAGGAATCAGAGGCATGGGCAATTAAAGAGATAATGGATCGCATGGATGGTAAGGCCATTCAGTCCACAGATATTACGACTGATGGCCAAGTAGTTAACAGTATTCATGTTGCATTTGTAAAGCCAAATGAGTGAAGTTGATGGAGCAATAGCCAAGGCTGAATTCCCATTTAAGATGTCGACCTTGTTCGACAAATCACGTTACAAGGTTTACTGGGGTGGTCGAGGTGCAGGCAAATCTCATTCAGTAGCTAAAGCATTATTAATTTTAGGTGCTAAGTCACCGATTCGCATCTTATGTGCCAGGGAATACATGACATCGATGCGTGATTCGGTGCATAAATTATTAAGTGATCAGATAGAATTATTGGGATTAGAATCCTTTTATGAAATTCTACAATCCAATATCAAGGGCAAGAATGGCACAGAATTTAGTTTTGTCGGCCTTAAAAACAATACTGCTAATATCAAATCATATGAAGGTGTGGATTATTGTTGGATAGAGGAAGCACAGTCTGTTACCAAATCCTCATGGAATATTCTCATTCCAACCATCCGAAAAGAAAACTCTGAGATATGGGTGACATTCAACCCAGAACTTGAAACCGATGAAACTTTTCAGCGTTTTGTGCAACATCCACCTGAGAACGCAATTATTCAAAAGATTAACTGGTCAGATAATCCTTGGTTTCCGGAAACTTTGAACCTTGAGCGCATCTCACTCAAGAATCGTGATCCTGAATCCTACAATACAGTTTGGGAAGGAATGTGCCGAGTTACTGTTGATGGTGCTATTTTTGCCAAGGAGATGCAACAGGCTGAGATGGATAACCGAATCACTAGAGTGCCATACGATGCCATTAAGCCAGTTCATGCAGTCTTTGATTTGGGCTGGGCTGACCATACTGCGATATGGTTTGTGCAGTTTATTGGGTTAGAAATCCGATTAATTCGATATATGCAGGCCAATCAACAGACGATTAGTTGGTATTTGGCTGAGATGCAAAAGTTTGGTTATCACTTTGATACGCTGTGGCTGCCACATGATGCAGCTGCTAAATCATTAGGATCAGGGCGATCGATCGAGGAGATTGTGCGTAGTGCTGGATATAAAGTGCAGATACTGCCAAGAGTGCCGGTGACTGATTCCATTAATGCAGCCAGAACTATTTTTAATAAATGCGTGTTTGATCGTGAGAACTGTGGCGATGGCCTGCAATGTCTAAGGCATTATCGGTATGATGTTGATGAGAGTGGCGCATGGTCACAGAAACCATTGCATGACCAATATTCCCATGGTGCTGATGCATTTAGGATGCTAGGTCTTTTAGTTAATGAGCCAAAGAAAACAGTAAAAAGACCAGTTAATATTGAACGTGGCTCATGGATGAGTTAAAATTGCAAAAATTACAAGGGTAAATTATGGC